CAGTCCTACGATTTTAGAAACCTCTGTACCAGAGACGTTCGTTAAAATTGTAAATAAGGTTGGAGACAAGATACTAAGTAGTGAGCAACAAAGTGCTCAATGGGATTGGTCTGATAATCTGGTAGGTAAGGTTCATAAAGAAATACAGATACCAATTTCCTCTGATGATGATAAGAAGTATCTCTCTGATACTATGAAGAGGGGATGTCTGGACTACCTAAATTATATAAGAGACAAGAATAGAGCATATAATTGGTACAAGATGTCAGGACATAGTACTGTTCCCCAATTAGATAACATCCATTTAACACAGAGCTGGATAGTCAGTCAATATGCTGGGGAGTATAATCCTTGGCATAAACATAGTGGTGACTTTTCAGCCGTCATCTATTTAAAATTACCTGATGAGATGGAAGGAGAATATCAAGAGGATGGTGAAGACCATTACCCTGCGAATGGTTTGATTGAATTTATGTATGGAGAGGCTTGTGATATGCGAAGTGATGGTGTAAAATTTAAACCAGAGGTTGGAAAGTTATTAGTTTTTCCGTCCTATTTAAAACACTTTGTCTATCCATTTCATGTTAAAGGTGAAAGAAGGAGTATGAGTTTTAATGCTCATATGCAAATTAAGAAGTAGATGATTAAAATATATTCATGGTTTGTTTTGGGAATCGTTTTACTAACTGTTACCAATGTTCTAGGTAGATTTTTTTTTGATTTAAGATTTGACTTTGCTGTTGATATCGTACCACAATTATATGGCGCATTAATTATATTAGGTGCTAGTTATAGTCTTTCCAAAGGAACTCACATACGAACAGATATCTACTGGAAGAACTTTTCAGATAGAACAAAATCAATCATAGATCTTCTAGGTTACTGTCTATTCTTTCCCTCTATTGGTATTCTCACGTACTATTCTGCAATGGATAGTTTTAGAAGCATTTCTATATGGGAAAAGAGTTCCAATACAATGACGCAATTAATAATATGGCCATATAAATTTTCTATTACTTTAGGATTAATTTTGTTATTGATATATGGTGTACAGGAAGTGAGGAAGTGTTGCTTGCGATTGTGATGTTAGTGACTATGATTATAGGTATATTTTTGGGTTTACCTGTAGCTTTCACTCTTATATTTCTAGCATTAGGTTTTGGATTTCTCTCTATGGGGGAGAATGTATTTGATCTTGCGTACTATAACTTAGTCGGCGCATTATCAAACGAAGTATTCATGGCTATACCTATGTTTATATTCATGGGTTATATTTGCGAAAAGGCAGGATTAGTTGAGAAACTATTCTATAGTATGAAAACTATAGTTGGTAATCTTAACTTAGTTGTTATTGTTATTGCAGTATTGATAAGTCTTGCGACAGGAGTAGTTGGTGCGTCTGTAACATTACTTGGTATTATGGCAGCTCCTCATATGATGAAACTAGGTTACAATCCGAAATTGACGGCAGGAGTTATTGCTGGTGGTGGTTCTCTTATTATGATACCACCATCCGTTCCTCTTATAGTTATGGCTCCTACTATGAACCTTAGTATTATTGATCTTTATGCTGGAGCATTAGTGCCAGGATTAATGATTGCATCAATGTATGCGATATACTGTCTATTTCATTCTGTACCCAAACAACAAGAGACACCAGACTATCGTAGAGTTTTAATAGATGTTATCCCTCTAGCAGTTCTTATATCTACTGTGTTAGGTTCTATGTTATTTGGACTTGCAACGTCTACAGAAGCTGGTGCGTTTGGTGCTTTCGGTGCATTAGTTCTTGCATTGTTAAACGGTAAGTTAGAACTGAAAGAAACTCTATTAAAAACTACAGACACTTCTGCTGTGGTTATGCTACTCGCAATCTCCTCCACAATATTTGGTGCGGTCTTTACTGCACTAGGCGGCGATAACGTGATAGTGGACACCTTAAATTCTTTACCAATACCCCCTTGGGCATTAGTCGGTTGTATACTAGTACTATGTCATCTATTGGGATGGCCGTTTGAATGGCCTGTGGTAGTGTTGGTATTTGTTCCCATATTCTTACCAGTTCTTATTAGTTCTGGTGTGGATATGTTATGGTTTGCAGTTTGTTTAGGGATAGTTATACAGACTGCCTACTTAACACCACCCGTTGCGTTAACATCATATTATATAAAACAGGTCGTTCCAGAATGGGATTTGGGTATGATATTTAAAGGTATGATGCCGTTTATGTGGATACAGGTACTTGCTGTGATAATTATTTTTATGATTCCTAGTATAGCAACGTGGTTACCAACGTACCTAAATAACTAGAGAAGTGATTTGAATAAGGAGTAATCATGAAATATATTTATATGGCTGCGGCTGCCATCCTATTAACCTTTTCCCCTGCATCTGCGGGCACAAAAATCTTAATCGCAAGTTCTTATCCTGCTGTTAGTACTTTCAATGAACAAGCAAAGTTCATTGCAGATAAAGTTAAAGTTCTAACTGATGGTAAAGTTCTGATGGAGATTAAACCTGCTGGTGCTTTAGTCCCAGCCTTTCAAGTTCTTGATGCAACAGCATCTGGTGCTGTGGGAGGTGCATGGACACAGAGTTATTATTGGGTGGGTAAGGATAAAACTCTAGGACTATTTAACTCTCCTTTAGGAGGCCCATATGGAATGGATGGTATTGATTTTCTTGGATGGATGTTTCACGGTGGTGGACTAGAGATGTATCGTACATTTTATCAAGAAGTGTTGAAACTGGATGTAGTCCCTTTCCCTGTTATGCCTACTCAGAATCAACCTTTGGGGTGGTTCCATCGTCCAATTGAAAACCTTGCAGACCTTAAAAACTTTAAGTGCAGACAGACAGGCATTAATGTAGAACTATATGCTCGTATGGGTATGCAGACTATTGGTATGCCTGGTGGAGAGATTCTTGCTGCTGGACAGAAAGGTGTAATCAACTGTGCAGAATTTGTCGGTGGATTAGAAGATGAAAGACTAGGGTTTCCAACTATCTGGAAATATTACTATCTAAATAGTTTACATGAACATAGTAATACTGGTGACCTTCTTATTAATGGTGGTATCTGGAGGAGTCTATCTGACTCTCAACGTGCCTCAGTGCGTTCTGCTGCATATGAGTCCTATCTGTGGTGGCTCACTTGGATACAATCCGAAAACGCAAGAGCGTTATCAAGAATGGTTGAAAAGCATGGGGTGCGTATCATGAAGACACCACCTGATATTCTTGTTGCAGAATTGAAAACCATAGATATTATGTTTAAAGAAGAATCCAAAAAGAACAAATGGTTTCGGAAAGTTCTTGCGAGTCAAAAGAAATGGGCAAGTAAAGTAGTTCCTTATAAGAACAAAGCATTTACTCCTTATAATTATGCCGCAGATTATTACTGGGGAAAATAAGCTGTACTATCTAGAACCCGTGTCGTTTGAGGAGATATATAAGGTATGGAAGTCGGACTTATGGAAAAATAAGAAAACCATTTATCCCCATAGTACATGGGCTTTGGAGGGAAATAAAGTTATAAGACAGTTAGATATTAAAAGGTATCTCAAAACTTCTGTCTTTATAGCAATAAAATACGTTAGTCATTATGGAGAATCATATGAAGAAATAGTGGGTGTTAACTCAGGATCTCAATGTGGACTTAAAATTTATAGGTCTAGGGGGTTATGGGTACATCCTAAACATAGAGGATTAGGTCTATCAACTTGGTTATTAAATGAGACTATGGATTATGGAAGAAAAAGAGGATGTGAAATTATATGGTCATATCCAAAATTGAGTGCTTTATACGCATATACTGGGGTAAATTTCGTCAAACAGAGTTACTTTGATGATGATAATTGCGTAGTAACCAGACCTCTTCTTTTATAAATATAGTAAAAGGTAGGGAATTATGGCAGTACCAACAACAAAAGCAACATTTAAGACTTATTGTCTACGAGCATTGGGTTATGGAGTGATTGACATTAATGTGTCAGATGACCAAACAGATGACCGTATTGACGAAGCACTACAGTATTTTGCACAGTATCATTATGATGGTGTTGAAAGAATGTATCTCAAACATTTGGTTACTGAAGCAGAAGTTACTAGAGCTAAAACAAATACAACCACTACAGGAACAGATACAGTAGATGATACTATTACCGCAGATTGGTCTGAGGGTAATAATTATATACCATTACCTAGTTCAGTTATCTCTGTAGTACAGGTATTTCCTTTAACTGGAACTGGAACTGGTGCAAATATGTTTGATGCTCGTTATCAGTTACATCTAAACGATTTGTTTGATCTGACTTCCACTTCTGTTATCCATTACCAGATGATGATGAATAATTTAGATTTACTAGAACATATTCTTGTTGGTGAAGCTCCTATTCGTTTTAAGGAACATCAAAATCGTTTATATATTGACGCCGATTGGTCTACAGACTTTGTGGGTGGAGAGGACTATGTTGTTATAGAGTGTTTCCGTAAATTAGATCCCTCAGTTTACACAGACATTTATGATGACATCCATCTAAAAAGATATGCAACAGCTTTAATTAAACGTCAATGGGGTGCAAATCTTTCTAAGTTCAATGGAGTTACGATGCTGGGGGGTGTTAGTATGGATGGTGCAGCTATCTTTACACAAGCTCAGGAAGAAATTAGAGAAATAGAAACAACGATATTAAGTAATGAACCCCCAATAATGTTTCATGTAGGATAAACTATGTCAGTCAATTCATTCTTTCATACTAGTAATTCTCATGCTATTACCGCAGAGAAGAATCTGTATTCAAATTTACTTACTGAAGCCATTCAAATTTTCGGTCATGATGTCTACTATCTTGATCGCACTTTAACTAATGAAGACACTCTTTTTGGTGAAGACAACCTCGCAAAATTTACTACCCAAAATAAAATAGAGATGTATATTGATAACGGCGATGGAGGTTTTGCTGGTGAACGAGAACTGATGACTCAGTTTGGTTTACAAAATCTAAGTCAGGTTACATTTACTGTAAGTAAAACAAGGTTTCAAGATTTAACAAAACAAATGACAATAGAAAGTGGTACATCCACTCTAAGTGGTTCTATTCAATTAGAAGCAGCCTCTTTAGATAGTACCGTTGTAGATATTAGTAGTTCTTATGATGGGGGTTATTTAATTTCAGAAGCTACCTCTACAGATGCAGATAGACCATTGGAAGGTGATTTAATATACCATCCAGTTCTGGATAAAATATTCCAAATAAATTTTGTAGACCATGACGAACCTTTTTATCAACTGGATAATAACCCAGTATATAAACTACAATGTAGATTATTTGACTACAGCTCTGAGGTTATTGACACAGACATTGCAGCTATAGATGCAATAGAAACAGAACATACAATGGATGCTCTTGGTTATCAGATGACCTTAGAACAAACTGCCTTTGTCAATGAGAATATACGATTAGAAATCGGTATAAGTACTAATGGAGATCAAGGACTCCTATTAGAAGAGACTAGTGGAGATAATCTCATAGGTGAGAATGATACAAGTGGTGTTGGTGAAAGTATTATATTAGAGAACCCAGCAGACAGTGGTGACGATTCTTACTTACTCAATGAAGATTACGTAGTGGGTGATATGTCGCAAGACAAGACTACACAAAATGAACTGTTTGATTCCCTTGATGATGACGTATTAGACTTCTCCGAAAGAAATCCTTTCGGTGATGCTGGAGGATTATAATGTTAGGACAACAATTTTACCACGAAACCATGAGAAAGGTGGTTGTTGCGTTTGGATCAATATTCAACAACATACACTTGGTTCGTAAAGATAGCAGTGGAACCGTAGTACAAACTATGAAAGTTCCTCTTGCATACGGCCCGAAAGAAAAATTTCTAGTCCGATTACGTGAAGATGCAGACCTTACAAAACAGGTTGCAGTTACACTTCCACGTATAGGATTTGAAATTAAGAATCTAGAATACGATGCAGCTCGTAAACTTAATCGTGTACAGAAATTCAAAAAAGTTAAAGGTGCAAATTCAACTCAACTAGATACACAATATATGCCTGTTCCTTATAATCTCTCATTTGAGCTTTACATAATGGCTAAACAATCTGAGGACGCATTACAGATCGTAGAACAAATTCTACCATACTTTCAACCAGACTATACGGTGACGATAAATGATATGGCAGATATGGGAATTAAAAGGGACATTCCTTTAATTCTTAATAGTGTTTCATATGAAGATAGTTATGAAGGTGACTTTACTGCGAGACGAGCAATAGTATATACACTAGCTTTCACTTGTAAATTTTATCTCTACGGTCCAGTTAGCTCTAGTAAAGTTATTAAAACAGTGCAAGCAGATCAATATACAGATATGCCAGATGCATCACCTAAGAGAGAACAAAGGTTGGTGGTTACACCGTCTCCCATGACAGCTGAAGCTGATGATAATTTTGGATTTAATGAAGCAACCTCTTTCTTTGAAGATGCTAAAACATTTAATCCAGTAACAGGTGACGATGAATAAACTATGCCTGTAGAATACACTAAAGGTGAGTTAAAAGAACTAGATCTTAGAACTCAGATAGCTAAAAGGTCTTTAAAAAAACCAATACTCACTCAACGAGATCATTGGACAAAGGGATCAAACGATAAATTATCTAATGATGAATTAATATATAAAGCGAAGTATCGTACTAAAATTAATATAGATTTATCTCCAAGATGTCCTCTAGCCTGTCCAAGATGTAGGAGACAGGATTATGCCGCCTCTGGCATGAAACCGCCTGGTCACGATATGTCCCTTGAAGATTTTGATAAGATTCTTATGCATTTTACTAATATTCTTTTTTGTGGTCAAATTTCAGATCCAACCGCCCATCCTAAGTTCCACGATATTTTACGTAGATGTTATGAAGAAAAAGTCTATACATGTATTGCAACCGCAGCTTCACATAGGTCAGAGAAGTGGTATAAAAAGGCATTTGAAATACATCCCCTAGCAGTGTGGAGATTTGGTATAGATGGATTACCAGAAGAAAGTCATAAGTATAGAGTTAATCAGGACGGTGAAAAACTTTGGAAAATGGCGATGATAGCTAAATATATGGGGTTACAGGTTGAACAACAATGCATAGTTTTTAGTTATAATGAAGATCACATAGATGAGGTTCAGAAACGTGCAACAGATGCTGGTATTAGGTTTTTAAAATTATACTCTTCTAGATGGAGAGGAGATGATGATGAATTTAAACCAAAAAATACAAAAAATTTTATTAGTAGCAAACCATTTACTACTACTGAAGTTAATAATAGAGTAAAGGATGTGGATGATAAACTTCCTTGGAATGAAGAACAGTGGTTGAGGAGGAGTTCATTATGCCAGTAAAAAGAAAATTAGAGCCCAGATGTTTATCTGGTAAAGGTTATGGTTATTCTGCAAGGGGATATTTAATTCCTTGTTGTTGGACAGACCCCTATCAAACTGTTGATGGACAAACACCAACATACCATATAGGTATTGAAGAAATATTCTTTAAAGAACATTTAAAACTAAGTAATGTAGAGACTATTGACGATATAATTAATTCTAAAGAATGGACAGAATTTTATGAAGGTTTAATAAAAGATCCACAAAATGCTCCTAGGGTATGTAAAAAATATTGTGCGACTACAATAAGTACCAAATTAAGAGAAGAATTTGGCGAAGCATATAACTCTCATTCCACATCAGTCCAAGAGATAGTAGAGGTGAACTAAATGGATACTAAAACTATAGATAGTGCCTTGGGTGTTATTGGAAAAGAATTAGAGGTTACAGAGACTCCTGTAACAAAACTAATTGTCGCAGATAAGGAACAGGATATTGAAACAGACTATGAATATCAAAGGCAAAAATTTCATGAACTTGTTGAAAAGGGTTCAGTTGCGATTGACGGAATACTTGAACTCGCAAAGGAAGGCGAACATCCAAGAGGATATGAGGTTGCTGGAAATCTTATCAAACAGGTCGCAGAAGTTACCGAAAAACTAGGTGACTTACAAGAGAAGATGAAAAGATTACAGGACGTTCCTAATACTGCACCTAAGAATGTAACTAACGCCTTATTTGTTGGTTCTACAGCAGAGTTACAAAAATTAATGAAAGAAAAGACATAAATAACGATATGGTAACATTAACACAATCTGCAAGAGACTACTTAAAGTCTGTATCTAAGGGAGACTTTGTAACACTGGCTGTTGTCGGTGGAGGATGTTCTGGTTTCCAGTATGTCTGGAATCTGAAGAGCAATCTGCCTGATGTTGAATGGTCTGAGCCTATAGAGGATGTTCTTGTGGTTGACCCACTTGCTGAGATGTACGTTTTGGGTAGTGAGATTGATTATATAACCGAGCTCGGTGGTAGTTTTCTAACAGTGAAAAATCCAACATCTACGAGTAGTTGTGGATGTGGTGAAAGTTTTGGAGTATAATAATGTCTGATTCAGTCTACCTCGGCAATCCTAACCTCAAAAAAGCAAATGTCCAACAGAATTGGACAAAGGAAGAGCTAGAGGAATATACTAAATGTATGAAAGATCCAATATATTTTATACAAGAATATATTAAGATTGTTAATATTGATGAGGGTCTTGTTCCTTTTAAACTGTATGATTTTCAGAAGGAGATGATAGGAACATTTCACAACAATCGTTTCACCATTTGTAAACTTCCTAGACAGTCTGGAAAATCTACTACTATCATCGCCTACTTACTGCATTATGTTTTGTTTAATGAGACTGTAAATGTTGCCATTCTTGCGAATAAGGCTGCGACTGCTAGAGATTTGTTGGGAAGGTTGCAGTTAGCATATGAACATTTACCCAAATGGTTACAACAAGGCGTTATGTCTTGGAACAAGGGTAGTCTGGAGTTAGAAAATGGTTCTAAAATACTTGCGAGTTCAACTAGTGCTAGTGCGGTTCGTGGTGGTTCATATAACATTATTTTCCTTGACGAGTTTGCTTATGTACCAGCTAATGTAGCAGAACAATTCTTTAGTTCAGTGTATCCTACTATTTCCTCTGGTAAAACAAGTAAAGTAATGATCGTTTCTACTCCACACGGTATGAATATGTTTTACAAGATGTGGACTGATGCTGAACATGAGAGAAACTCATATATTCCCATAGAAGTTCATTGGAGTGAAGTGCCTGGAAGAGATGACGCCTGGAAAGCCGAAACAATTAAGAATACAAGTGAACAACAGTTTAATACTGAGTTTGGTTGTGAATTCTTAGGTTCTATTGATACTCTTATATCTGCAAGGAAACTTAGAACACTGTCCTTTATAGATCCGATAATGTCAAATGCTGGATTAGAGGTATATAAGAACCCAGAAGAAGACCACACTTATTTTATTACTTGTGATGTTTCTAGAGGAACATCTAACGATTACTCTGCATTTATTATATTTGATATCTCACAAATGCCATACACAGTAGTCGCAAAGTACAGAGACAATGAGATTAAACCCCTTGTGTATCCACAGAAGATATACGATCTCGCACGGGCATATAATCAAGCATATGTATTGATAGAGATAAATGATATAGGAGAAGGTGTTGCAAACACTATGCAGTTTGACTTGGAATATGACAACCTATGCATGACAAGTATGCGTGGAAGGTCAGGACAGGTACTTGGTGGAGGTTTCAGTGGGGGTAAAGCTCAATTAGGTGTACGAACTACAAAGGCAACAAAGAAGATTGGTTGTTCCAATCTAAAACAAATGGTAGAGGATGATAAATTAATTATAGAGGATTACGACTTTGTTAATGAATTATCTACCTTTATAGTGAAAGGACAATCGTGGGAAGCTGACGATGGTTGTACTGATGATTTAGTTTCATGTGGTTTTCTATTTGCATGGGCTACAGACCAAACGTACTTTAAGGAATTAACTAATTTAGATGTCCGAATGAAAATGATTGCAGAAAACCAATATGCAATGGAACAGGACATGGCACCATTTGGTTTCGTTGTTACTGGTTTAGAAGATGAAAATATAGGATTAATGGTAGACGAATATGGAACTAAGTGGTCACCAGTAGTTAGAAGCTACAAAAACGATTGGTAGGAGAATTAAAATGGCAATAAATGGAACAATAAAACTCACTAGACCAAACACCGATACAGCTTGGCATTCTCTGACAGATGATGTTACAGCATATCTTAAAACTAATTTTATAGACACTGGTAAAAGAGTCTATAAAATAGGTGGTCTTGGAGAATCCATATCAGATGATGGTTTGGTTAAAACTGTTACCTACTCATTTCTTAACCAAGATGCAAAGAATGATTGGGTTGAGGATGAAACTGTACAGTCTATGTTAAATGCAAGAGACACGCACAACGTATCAAATAACATTGACTTAGAGAGATCTGAAACAGAATCGTAATGGATAAGTATCGGTTGGTTTTCTATGGACGGCCATTTATTAAATATATGAGAGAAAAAAGTTATTCTCATTTTGGAGTATCTAAAGACAACATCAAAGAAAGTTGGACAGGCCCTAATGCCTATTATAACTTCAATAAATCCCATAACCTTTTTTTCAAAGGACATCCCGAAATAAAACATTTATGGCAGGATTGGAGAAAAGAGCGAGTTACCTTACATGAAATGGGATTTGATGGTGGTGTACTTCTAAACAGAGATACTGAACAACAATATACATTTAATAGTTCTGTTAAATCTCTGAACATGCCGTGGTTAGAATACAAACATTACCCCGAAGTAGAAAATTTAGATATAACAGATGTTTTGATAGCATCTGCTGAAATTCTTGCATCAACAGGAAAGACTATAGATTTCTTTTGGTCTGGTGGTATAGATTCTACGGCAGCTCTTATTGCGTTAAATGAGGTATGTCCCGAACAACTTCATGTTATTATTGGACATAGTACGGAATATCAGGACTATTACGATAAAGTAGTAAAACATTTAGACCATACAATCAACACAACACACGATGTATTTAAAGAAGCATCACCAGATAAACATATACTATGTCCCTGTGGTACAGCAGATGAAGTGTTTGGTTCTAACGGTAATGGAAAATCTGCAAACATATATGTAACTTCGCCCCAACAAATCTATGAAACTTGGGAAGCGAAAAGAAAACAGAAGTGGTGTGTAGGAAGTCTGAGATATATTTACGAATGGGAGGGAGATAAAATGGATATGAGTAATCATTTGCCGATTTATGTCCAACCCCCTATGGAGAAGTGGGCGGTCAATCAACATAGAAAAGGATGGCGTGAAGCATGTGGAACTATATTTGGGAATATGGATGAAAACAACCCAGATACTTACATTTGCGTTAATGATATGAAACACGAACATTATTTAACTTACAAAATGCCTTTACGTGACCATATATACAAATTCACTAAGGATAAAGAATATGCATATGGTCATGGTAAAGTGATAAGTCTTCTGAGAGGACAACACCTTGTAAATAGAGTTGTAGATAAATCTTCATACAGAATTTGGGGTATACTGGATGATGGTTCTATACTAACCAAAGACAATATAGAACAATACGATTGGAGAGGTTTCTTACATCATTATAAAGAGGAATGGAACTAGAAATAACGGCCACCCAATATATACAGATTCTAATGAGACTGCCATAGGATTTGCACCACTTAACTTTGCAGCTGCAAAAGAACATATTGCAACTGGTGGAGTTATTAAAGATAAACACCCATAATATAATACAAAAAGATGTGCGTATATTTCAGTAAATCCTGATTCTACTAATGCAGGGGCTGCGACAACACTAACAATAAGATAGGTTGATACCGTTGGCATACCCATTCCAAGGACTATACAGAGAGCTGCAGTGAGTAAAAGTAATAAAAAGGAGTTTCCCCCCGATAATTCTATAATATAAGTTGAAATATGGAAAGATAGTCCAGTTTGATCCATTATTCCTATGATTAAACCTATAGCTGCGCCTAAAATTATTAGTCCAGACATTATATTACCCGTGTCAAGCACCAATTGACCAAGGGGGGGATACCGAAGTCGTTTTTTTATAATCCTCGGGCTGTGTTTTTTTTCTTCCTTGGGTACTGTTAAAAGTAATATAGAATAGAATAAGAGTGAAGGTATTATCGCAACCCTAACAACCTCCCAATATGATATAGATAGAGTTTCTGCCATAAGAAATGCAGCTGCACCCATAATTGGAGGCATGAGTTGTCCTCCAGTAGATGCGACTGCTTCATATGCAGCTGCTTTAACTTTAGAATAACCGCATTTTATCATGAGAGGGATTGTAAGTTGTCCTGTACTCATAACATTAGATACTGCTGCACCAGATACACTACCAAACACGGCAGAGGACATAATTGCAACCCTAGCAGGGGATTTTATGTGTCTGGTAATATAATACATTAACTTATCAATCAGACCAATATGCACCATTAATTGTCCAAATATAACAAACATAAACACTATACCACATATTATATACATTGCGATACCTAACATAGCAGTATTATCAATTACGATGAATGATAAAATGTCAAGTGCCTTTATTGGATTATATACTAAAAATGGGTATAATAAGAATAGACCAAAAATAATTGCAAACCCCCTACCACTGGTTCTATACAAACTCCAGAAAATCAGTGAT